TCTCATCGTCAATCGCACGTCCCATTGCATATGCAGCATTTTGTGCATATGGGGATGTGGGATCGATGATCATCTTCACACGGTCAACATTATCAATGAGGTCTCCCCAGTTGTAGGAAACTGGTGTGATCCGTCTTCGATCATGTGGGGTGCTGATTAAAGGTGTATCCGCATGTCGGGATGTCACCTTTTGAGGTGCAGTAGAGCCGATTCGATCCATGAAGACCTCTTCGCCTCTTACACCAGTCTTGAGGGTCACTGCATTCCGCAGCCTTGATCCTTTCTGTTGGACCAAGAAATCAACATTTGCCATATACTGTTTGACAAATGCCGTAGTCACTTGGGTAGACATAATTCGTCCTTTCGTTGAAACGATTTCTCGCTTCGACTCACGAATGACGGATTGTCTACCTCGTATTAGGCAGGTCCGACTCCAGAGATATCAGGTCAGGCCATAAATGGTTGTCTGACTAACCTGCTGCCTCGTATAGTCGCTGCATTTGATTCACAGCATCTTGATGCCGTGGGTGGTACTGATCGTAGTACCGTGTTGTAAAATCCTGATCGTTCAGAAGTTCATCAATCCTTGTCTTTGCAGATCCTGGAGTGATTCCTCCTATCCGACCCTGTTGATTCCCTGTCAATTGACCATCCTCTGCGAGGAACTGACCAATCTGGGAAAACATCTTCACAAGAGCAGGATGTGATCCCAGTCCTGTTGCATTCATGACTTCCAGTGCATCCTCACTACCAAACTGCCTGAATGCACGTTCTGCCAATTTCGTATTCTTTATGTATGAGTCACCCCACTCCTTCTGGAGGTCTGCAACCCACTGGACCTGCTCTGATGCAAAGTCCTCATCATCACTGGAATCCACACCAGACTGAACCTCTGAGTACCAGTTCATCAACTCGCTGGCCTGCTTCTGACTCAATCCTAATTGATGTGCCTGATTCCTGAAATTATCTGCCATATCTCCTGTTCCATTCAACTCATACTGGTCAGGAGTATCTGGTCTTCCCATTGCTTTATAAACCCCATTCCAGTCTGCATTCTCTCCTTGAGGGATCTGCATCAACTGGTCTGATGGGACTCCAAGTTTTCGGTTTGCATGGACATAACTCTTTGCCAATGCATCCCAACTCTTGAAGTTCTTTAACACAGGTTCATGCCTTATATCATCAGGCAGACTCTCCATGTTGATTGCAAGAGGACTTGCCTCTTGTCCACTGTCCATTCCACCAAGGATTGATCCTCCTGATTGCGTTTCCGCACCAGATGACGAGGATGCCTCAGTCAATGTCGTGCTGCTCTGTGTCTCTTCCATTGGATTCTCGCCCTAGACGTTCCATGTCTCTTAGGTTTAAATTTAAGTAATTGATAATATCAATCACCACACTTCTCCTTCCATCACGGAAGGCACTTATGGATGGTTCTGGAACGGTGATCACATCAAAGACATGATTCCGTTGTGCCAGATCCTTCAATAATCTCTGACCATCTTCGGAACTGAAAATACGGTCATAAAGCTGTTTTCGTTCCTTCTCTTTCCGTCTGATCATGCTGGCAACTGACTCTTTGCTGCAGCCAACTCTGCCTGTGCATCATTCTTACGGCTCTGACTTACCAAATTATCGGCCTGTGCGACCTGCAAGTTCCCTTGGAGCATCATCTGTTCTTCCTGTTGCTGTTGTTGCTGTTGGAGCATCTGCATCATCTCCTCCTGAGTCTTTAAGACACTGGGTGGAACCTTCAGTATCTCTGCACCCAATTCTGCAATCCGTCCTGTGTCAAACCTCTGTACCACTGTTGGATCAATCTGGGCAATGGGAAGCAGGAACTGAATCAACTGAGCTACACTGTTCAACTCTCCTGTTCTCATCGAGATGCTGACAGGATTTGCATATTCGACCTTGAAGTCTGCCTCTCTCAACTGAGGTGGTGCCATCGGTAACATCCCATTTGCTTCCATGATTCCCAAAGTCCTGATGACCAAAGGTGCCAGAAACTCAACCTCCTGCCTTGAGACAATTGGACCCAACACACTCAAGCGATCCCTCTGACGTGCATTGATCTCTGTTGCACTGAACCTCATCACATCACCATCTGCTGCCACAGGTCCAGGTAACTCCAACAGATCAAGGAAGAAGGTCTTGCTAATGGAATCTCGAACCTGACCAATCTTTGATTCATTCAAGTCCAGTCTCCCATTGGTCTGCAATGGGACAATCCTGTCATCCCTCCCAAGACCTGCACGGTAGTAATTCAATCCTCCAGGTTGGGTTCTTACAGGGTTTAGGAACCCATCATCTGGGACCAGCAAGGGAGGATCTACCATCTTCTGCAATGCCTTGAGTCCCACCTTCTCCATGAGGTTGATCATCTTCACATCAGGTAAGGCCGAGGTTCCTGGTCCTCGTCCATAGGTCTCTTCTGAGTTCTTGGACCATCGACTTACAATGTAAGGAAACTCCTCGAATCCTGACTCCTTCAAGACATGCTTCTGGTCTGTCAATATGTACATGCTCATCCAAGGCATATTCATATTGCCGACTGCATTCATATCCCTGTTCCTCCTCCTCTTCACACAATGAAGGCACTCGAACTTCTTATTCTCATCCTTGGAATTGTATGCCTTCAATACACTCTCAGGCACCCCATCCTCTCCATACTCCTGAACCAACTGCCTTGCAGAATGTTCATACACTCTCAACACTCCATCCACCTTCCCAAGGTTGTCCTGGAGGAGATAGCACTGTCCTAAGAAGTAGGAACGGAAACGTGGACCCATTCCTGGTTCATCGACCACATACAAGATCCCTGTTCCAAATCCAACCAGATCCAGATAAAACTCATGTAAGGCAGGATGGAAGTTCGAGTCTGGTGAGGCAAAGACATCAAACAATCTACGTTCTGCCTCTTCCAACCATAACTGGACACTACGGTCCTGCTGCAACTCCCTCTGAACCTTCAAGTGGAACCATGGGACTGCACTTGATGTCAGGGTGTTGTGAAGTCCTGCAGCACTCCTCTCTAAAGCTCTTACTGCAGTACCCTCATAGATCTTCTCCCTCCGTTGCTCTCCTGCAGATTGTTTGACTGTAAAGTCTGCACGTTGAGGGATCATGTACTCTGCAATCTCCTGCCACATCCGTTCCCAGTTGGCACGAGTTTGCTTCAGGTCTTCATACTCCTCTAAGACCTCAACTACATGATCATTCGGGTATATGTTCTCCACACTAACTTCCTAATGAGTATCCTGTTCCTACAGTCTCTGCTCCTCCTCCACGAGTCGCACGTCTTCCAAAACGATCCCTCAATCTCCGTCTCGTTTTACGGAGTGCTTCATCATCAACAAAGGTTGAGAGGGGTTCTTCTGCATCTACTATTTCTTCTTCATCATCTCCTGTGGTCTCAGTTCTTGCAGTGGTCGTAGTCGCACTTCCTGAAGAACTGCTATCATCTCCTAAATAATCAGGATCATTGGTTCTCAGATTTGCTGTTGTGTTGAGCATGAATTGATCATTCTCCCACTCTGTCCCTTTTAAAGTCCCATGGATAACTGCATGTTGCATTGCCTTACCTGCTGCAACTGATGCAGTGTCTTCAATCACACTGCTTGTACTTGCTATGGTTTTATTCTCTGGAAGAAACCCTCCTCCTCCACCTTCTCCTGATGGTTCTGAGGGAGCAGGTGGATCTGGTGTTGGTTGAGTGTAAATATTGCCTGAAGGATTGAAGTTCTTGTTCTTGTTTCCTCCATCCCCATCCCCATCCCCATCCCCATCCCCATCCCCATTTCCACTACTTCCACCAGAATCATCATCTCCCCCACACATCACAAACTCACCCTCATATTCACATGACTCGACAAAGGTTTCTTTCAAACCCTCATCTGTCCATATCCATTCAATTCTGGTGTAAATCATAGGTTCCTTTTAAAGAGATGCCAGTTCTCACAATTCTCCTCTCCTGTGATCTTCAGGAGCCTTTTTTGGAGAAGGTTATAAAACGGACTCGTCGGCTCACATGCAATCACATATTCGTTGATCTTGTTCTCCATCATCAGTGATTCCAAGATGCACCACATCGTCAATGAATCCCTCCAGTTGCACTTCTCCTTATCCAACTGTAAATGGACTGTGGGAGATCCTACTGAAAACGAACCAACCACCTCCTTGCCCTTTCTCAACAAGTGGGTTGGGAACACAGGGTTGCTTCTTATTCCACGTCCCTTCCTAAACTGTTCCAGTAACTCTTCCCACTGTTTCTGAGTCTCAAGAGGCTCTGCTCTCAAATACTCAATCATGCAACTTCCAGCATCTCAAAAGGATCATAATCCATTGCACCCATTGCCTTCTCTGGCCTTTCCTTAAATATTCCAGTCCGTCCAAATCTCCCAATCGACTGCACCCCATACCGAGTTGCACTCATCAGATCATCCCTCACACGGACCACCTTCCCATCCTTACGATGGTACATTCTGAACTCCTCAAACCAGTCTCCTAAATGTGAAAAGACCTTCAACCTGCCTGTTTGGAATCGGGTGAGCATCTCCTGAAGTCCTGGTTCCACACTGATCGAACCATCAGGGTTGGTGAAATGCTGTCCTACCATCTCCACACCTGCTCTCCGATACTGCTGGCTCAGTCCAACTCCTGATCCCTTATCATGCTGTGCCCCATCATGAGGCCAGACACACGGAATCCAATCCCCACGTTGCTTGATTGAATGGGCATGAACCAAAATCGTTGTATTCGCCTGACGGTAAGCATCATACAAATAGATCGTGTCTCCATCCCGATCATGTGCCAACCAAACCACTGCAGTCGGATGATTCCATCCAAAATCAATTGCACACATTCGAGACCAATGTCCTGGAATCGTGAAACTTTCACACTTGATGTCCTCCTCTGGTATTGGAAACACCACACCAGATCCCAGAACAGGAAGACCCTGACTCCTCATCTTCCTCTCATGTTCAGGCAAGGCTGCTAATATCTCATCCTTGATCTCTGAAGTCAGATGAGAGGCATCATCCCATGTTGCTCTATATAGAGCCTGTCCTGGTTTGATGGAATTGATGAACTGAGATGTGATCTCATCCATCCCCTTCTCAGGGGTGTAGGTCAAATACACCAGTCCTGCAGTCTTCAGGGTTGCTCTCAATGCCTGTGAATAAACTGCCTGTCCACACAACTCGTCAAACCAAACTACATCCACTGCCTTTCCCATGAATGCTTCTGGTCCTGAATCATAAGACTTGAAGAACAACTTCGAGTTCATTCCAGATTTATGCTTCACAATAACGGATGCATAAGCATTTGGAACCCCAGGATTCCGATCTGTGTCCACAATCAGATCCAATGGTAATGCAGCCTTCCCAAACTGGAGCTTGTCTCCAGGTTCTCCCAACAATTCTGCTTGCAGGATATCTCGTGTGTTGTAATGAGATTGCCCTGCAGCCCATGCCAGTATCGGCTTATTGAACTTATGCCCCTCCCACCAGTCGGGATACCACCCTGTCAGATGATATGACAACTCCATTGCTCCTGAGAAAGTCTTTCCCACCTTGTTTGCTGCCATCAAACATCGTTGACGTGCCAAACCTCCTGCATCGGAAACTGCTCTGTGGAACTCTCTCTGATAAGAATAAGGCTTGTAACTGAGCATCTGATACTTGCTCTTTGATTCATCATACTCCTCCTTGAGCTTCAGAATCTCTGCAAGTTCCATTGATTCAGGACTCTGACGGTCCAGAATCTCAGAATCATAAACGTCTTCTAAAAGGTCAGTCTTATGCACTTGCCTTGCTTCTTGCTAAATCACGTTTCCGCTTCAACCGTCTGAAATATTTCTTGTACATTTCCAGTTCCTTTTCTTCCAGTTCATCCTGGATCACTCCACGGAGCATCATCTCATTCTCTTTTGCAAACTGCTCCTCATCCGTCATTGGACGAGGTGGTTTCTTGCTCTCCACATCTGGTGCCACTTGGGTGTCGAATTTAGGAGGTCTCCCTCTCTGTGATCCATAAGTTCCTGGTCCTTGGGGCATGGCTATCCTTTCTTCTTCAAAGCCTTTTTTCCTCTTTTCTTTAATCTCTTCTTTCGTTCTTCGTCTTCCTCTTTTTTTGCTCTTTCTATTGCAGCTTCCATGTCAAGCCTGTTTTGCTCGTGAAGTCTTAGGTCTTCTTCTGAAGCATTTTTAAACCAGTTTTCTCTGTTTCTTTTTAGTTCAGCTTCTGAAATACGTCTTTTACCCTTTTTGGTCATCTCTTGAATCATCGAAGGTGTCTTCATATGCAAACTCTCAAGCTTTGTTTTAATTTAAAGTTTCTGGTGCAGGGACAGATCCAGAAGGAGCAAGGGAATCCCCTACTGGACGAGATGCTTCTGCCCCTGCGGTATTCTCACTTTCCACATTGACAGGGATGATCTTGGTCTTGTTCATTATCAGTTCTGCAGTGTCATGTCCGAATCTCTCCCTCATCTCATCCTCAATCTCTTGTGGGGTCCGATTCCGCTTATCCTCAATCTCTACCTTCGTCTTGTCCTGGGGTTTGAAGCCAGCACGGTCCAGCAGATCTTTCGTTGCTACAAAACGAACCTGCTCTGAGTCGGCTCTAAAGGCCAAGTGGACTAGGTTGTCTAGTGACTTTGATGCTATCGATCCTAACTTTGCACGGACTTCCTGTTCTATTTTCTTTGAGAGGTTTTGTTTCTTCTGTCTGGTCGAGGGTTCTGTCAGTTGGAACTGAACTGCCAAATCTTTTACTGGAACATTCTCTGCTGCTGCAGAGGCAAAGGCATCATCTGCATTTCTCTTGGCTCTTCCCTTTTTAGGGTAGGGTTTCTTTTTTTCCAAACCTAAAATTTCCCCCCGTGTTTGAGAACTCAATGACCTCAGACCTCGAAAGGTCCGTTTTGTGACCCCCCAGGGGTCGGCTGCTGGAAATCGATGACTTGCAGAGCAAAATCGGCACAAACTGTTGAAATCATTGCCGATTCTTTTGACATTCATTTAATAGTTTAGATCAAATCAATATCAGTTTCGATATCAATCAGAGTCAATGCCTTGCAATCACTGCAAGATCATCTGATTAGCAATCATTAGTTCTGAAGATTTGCAGACTTATCGGTCAAATCTATCAATATCATAGCTTTGATAGTCCTGATTGAAAATATTAATAATCGGTAAAACCTATTAATAAAATAGTTCAATCGGAACAAACAATTGGACCGTGTATAAAATACCCATAAAATGGAGAATATCAGGAACAAGCCTGATTTAATGCTCTAACATTCTTTAATAAGGAATAGATATGAATATGTTTAAAGGTGAACAAGCAGCAGCAGCAGAATCATCAATTGATCAACAAATGATTATGATGGATTGGCTAAATAATGGCTGGATTGAATATCAATTCTGCCTTTCATCAAATCAGCATGATTTCTTTTTCAATGCATCAAGTGAATTCAGAACATTAATTGGATATTGAAAGGAACAAGATGAATAAAGCAGCCAACGACATGAAAATAGCACTCAAGACTCAAGCAAAGTCTGGCTATCTAAAATGGATTGAATCTTTAAATGAATCAGATCTTCAAGAGTTCAACATAATTGAACTTCAAGGAATAATTAAAGAATTAGTCGGTTTTCAATTAAGAATGGACCCTGAAGATGTTGTTCCCTGGTATATCAATAAAGCAGAACTTCAAGGGCAAATCGTCACAACTATCAATTTAATTAATCGATTGGAGACAAAATGAATAATTCTGAAAAATACAATGGGCATGCAAATTATGAAACCTGGCTTTTCAATCTTTATCATCAAAGAGAACATTTTGAAAATGATATTGAATATATCATCAAGAATGCCTCAAAGACTGAATATCTTAGCAAGGAACAAATTGAAGTGATGATGCTGGAAGAAACAATTGAAGACTATCTTCAATCTTTAAGTGAAAGCAGCAAGTTTGCAGAGTATGAACCTTTTTTCTTTGATTTCATCAATGCATCAATCAAGCAGATTGATTTTAGAGAAATTGCAGAAAATTACATTGAAGAATATAAACAAGAAAACAAGGAATTATAATGCGATACATATCATCAAGAGACCTGCAGCCTTCAGACCATCAATTGCCTGAAGGTTCAATGCAGCATTGGAGAGATGGCATCATGCTTTCCATCATTCAGAATTCAGAATATTCCTGCATGCGGAAAACTGCAGGAATCAAGCTGGCTGATTTATTGATCAATAATGTTCATGATCAAATCTTAACAGAATTAAAGGAATATTAATGGATAATATCAAACTTATCAGAATAGATAATTTTGAAGATGATCTTTGCGGAATCGTCTCAAAATTGACAGATGATGAAATCAAGTATTTAAAAAAGATCAATGAATTTGAGGGAGAATATTTTGTTGATCTTATGTCAGACGGAGAAAATCTTGTTTCAGACTGGTTTCATGATTATGAAACTGCAGTGAATCAAGTAATTAATTTTGTTTCATGCATTCCATGGAAAAAGGATCAAAAATCTTTATCTTGGGATATTTTAAGAAACAAATTAATAGCATAGTTTGAATTCAGTTTGAAAGCCTTTGAACCTTGACGGTTTAGAGGCTTTTTTGATGGATTCAGAATAATTCTGATTCTCATCATTGAGAGTCTGTTTTTGTGAGAGAAAGCAGGTTTTCAAATCAATGGTAATGACCACAGCAGGTAATGACCTGCTGATTTGCTCTAACAATCCAATCAATGAGGATGTAATGGATAAATATCATCTTGTTAAAAAATCAAGTAATTCCAAAGTCGGTCCAATTCCAGTCACAACTAGTCCAGAAAAGACATGTCCTGATTCATGTCCTTTGAAGGATGAAGGCTGCTATGCTTCTTCAGGTTTTCACACAAGAATGCATTGGAATAAGGTCTCTAAAGGTGAAAGAGGAGATTCCTGGCAGGAATTCATTGCAAAGATCAAAGCATTGCCTGCTGGACAAGTTTGGAGACATAATCAAGCAGGAGATCTGCCTGGAGAAAATGAATCAATAGATCGACCTAAGATGCTCGATCTGATTGAGGCTGCAAAGCATACTCATGGCTGGACCTATACTCACAAGAATCCTGATATCAATGATAATGACCTGTTGATTGACTATGCAAATTCAGAAGGTTTCACAGTCAATCTGAGTGCCGATTCATTGGACGAAGCAGATAGATTTGTTTCTAAGAAAATCGGACCTGTCACTGTGGTCTTGCCTGAAGAGGCACCAGATAGTTTTGAGACTGCAGCAGGGAATAAAGTAAAAGTCTGTTTTGAACAAACTGGAAAGTTTGAGAATTGCAAGGCATGCAAATTGTGTTATCAAACCAAGAGAAAGTTTATCATTGGTTTTCGAGTGCATGGCACAGGCAAGAACAAGATCAACTTTAATGACTGAGGAATGAAAATGAACAGATCACAAGACCTGACAGAGTCTCAGGTCATTGCATTAAATGTCTCATTTGATCTTGGAACAGATAGAGACGAGGATCATAAGGATTTCACAGCAATTGATTTCTGGAAATATTATCAAGAGCAAATGAAAACAGAAGGAATTGCAGCATTAAAAGAATGGTATGCAATTCCTGATATTCCTGATGATCAAGAGGATGATGATGAAACTTGGAGCAGGCTTAATGGATTGGATCAAGACAGGCTTTTGAAGGCTGCAGATGATGCTCAAAAGCTTGCCGATTCATATGACCTTGCAAGTCATGAAGAGAAGCAGCAGATCAATGATAAACTTTATAAACTTCTAAACTGGTGAGACCAATGGAACAAATGGAAATCAATCTACCATTAGATATAGACCATGCAGAACTGTTAATTTCAGTTCTTGAGAATGAGATGGCAAATGTGGAAGAGGATTTTGACCTTGAGCAAGATGCTGACAATAAGGACTACCACACTGCTTTAAACATGATCAAAGAAGAGATTCGAGTGAGGCTGGAAGAGAAGTAACAGGAATGCAGCCCAGGATCATATTGTGAGAGTGATCTTTGGGCTGCTGCTCTAACATCCTTTGAGGATGTTGAGTTGATTATTTACTGATGATAATGACAAATCAAGGAGAATGAAATGGATAATATTGCTAAATGCGAATGGTGTAGTAAGAAGATAAGGAAAGAAGAATCTTTAACATTAGAAGTAGATCCTGAATTTAATGGAGAAACAGAAATATATTTTTGTGATGAAGACTGTGGTAATGAGATGGTTACTGGTATGGAAAATAATTGGAAATAACCTACCACCCAAGGAGAATGAAATGATTTCAGATGTACTGAGTGATGCAGTTCAGGAATTTGACCGATACTTGGAAGAGAGTGATATTTACAAGGAAGAGGATTGGAATCCTGAAAGTTGGAAATTGTTGATGGACTGTAGAAAAATCATGATAGAAACAAGGGTCATGCTTGATAGTCCACCAACATCACCAGACTATAAATAACCTACCATTCGAGGGAGTGCTTAAGAGAGCATTCCCTTTTTCGTATTTCAAGGGAAACATATGGAAGATAATGACCTGGACGGTAATGACCTCAAGAATTTTCACATGATGGACTCAGAGGAATTCAGACTGATACGAGATGAGCAGTTTCAGATGAGCCGTATGGAATTAGGAGAGTTGATTGGAGTAGATTATGAAACAGTCAAAAGTTGGGAGTTGGAAAGGAACCCGATACCCTCACCAATCTCGATGTTGGTCAGGATTTTGTCAGATATTGAGGGTACAGAATATGGAGAAAAATACGGTCTGGATTAGTCAAAATCCAACTTCAATTGAAGTTGCTATATATAAAGTGCTTTTGTACTTTAGATATATATATAGATAGTGAAGTAATGAAGTAACAAGCTAACCTCCTCTCTCGCAACGCTTCGCAAGCAATCCAACTTCAAAATCCAACTTCAACTTCAATTTGAAGTTGATGTAGCAAAATAGGTGTTTTTGACCTTTCCGTTGCTACTTTTGACAGGATTGACGTAAATTTGCCCGATTTGCTCTATTACTTCAATAACTTCAATTCTCTGTTTTGAAGTTAGATTCTGTGTTTTTCGGACCAAACTGGTTCCATCAATTCCCTTCTTTCCTGCCTTTTTTATGATCCTCAAAACCTTCTTGATATTTGCCTCATGTTGATTTTCTGCCATGTGATCCTCAACCTGTCTGAACATGGAATCAATCGAAAATTCAACAATCTTACAACTGATTTCTGCAATCCTTCCTGATATCTCCTCCTGGAGGTCAGATGCTGCCAAGATTAATGACACTTTGATTGCATGAGCCTCTGCTCTTTTCCATAAAGATGCCATGTTCGGATCTTTCTTCGCACGTTTTATATAGTTCTCACGATAATCCAGGAAACATTCCTTTGCTTCAGGAGAATCCTTAATGACTTTAGGATCTGGTATTGGATTCATGACTGATCCATCAATGACCCTGTTGATGTAGGGTTCAGGCATCCTGACAAGTGCCTTGATGGGTTCAATCAGGAAGTCTGGAATGTGGATATCTTCCCTTTCAATGAAGGGAGGAAAAGGATCAGGATTTGAGAAGATTAAGAACCTGTTTAAGAACCCATCATGAACAGAATGTTGTCGGATGGCAGGCCAGAAGGATTCTGGAGTAGAGGTACAGTAAAGACTCAGTGATGGTTGTTCGATCCTGATCTGAGGACGATCTCTGCGGTTGGCATACATCTTCCCATGGTAGGCAGTTGCAGATTTCGCATAGATGGATAATAACACTTCCACAATGGCTGCCTTGAATCCTGATGCACGAGGATTGAGAAACTGGTTTGCCATGTGACCAAATTCATCCAGCATCAGTAAGAGGCTCTGCTGTTCCTCCATGGCAGATAATAAGCCTGTGTCTGAGGCAATATCATCACCTCCTAAATAGTGGATTCCTCCTGCATGGGTAAGGACTCTATCAATGACTGATCGTGCATGTTCCTTTCCTGCACCAGTTGGTGCCAGTGAGAGAACATACATGTTGGTTCTCAGACCTGATTCAGACTTCACCTTTCGGCCCAGTAAGGCACCTAACAAGGCAAGGCTTGCTCCAATGTGAAGAATAGGTTGAGGATGGATTGCTGTTTTATCCATGAAGTTGGCAAGGACTCCTGCAACACCAGGAACCTCTACCGGCAATCGTGGGAACTCTTCAGGAAGATCCTCGTCCAAGTCTTCTTCCTTGATAATCCGTGGAATCGATTCCTTATAAATCTCCACACAGGCACCAATGCAGTTTCGGATGGTCATCTCTCCATAGGTTGATCCATCCTGGGAATGTTTCTGGTCCCATTTGGGCCGATACAACTTACTGGTCCTGAAGATCTCATCAATCTTGGATGCATCCTTCTTGGTCCAGAATGCGAGTATCATACAGAGTGCAGCATCTGCCTCAGACTGGGATGGGTATGCTGCAATGTCTCCAGACATGAGTTGGTTGAAGTTCCGTGCCTGCTGGCTCTGGTTGATGTGGTGGATTAGGTCTTCAGAGGTGTTGTGTTGGGTTCGAGGTTGTTCTTCTTCACCTTTCAGATACTTCTTGTAAAGTCTTCTAAGAGTTTCAGGCTCACTGAGCATCTGCTTCCCATTGATCGCATCTCCTGTGACTGTAAAGAATCTTCCTGAATCATAGAATTCTATGTTTCCTTTTCTCCGTGGACCATCAGGGAGGTAACCGAATCCGTAAATGTGGAGACCATTACGAGACGGAGAGTATTCGGTGTAGGTTTTGAAGTTTTTTATAAAATCATCTGCAACGTCCTTATCTCCTCCTTCCTCGAAACAATGATCCAGATCAATTCCGTAATAACCTTCTCCTGTGAAGACAACACCAATCCCTGATGATCTGAATTTTTGTTGTTGATGGAGGTACACACACTCCTGGAGAGTGGAGTGTTGAGTCTCGTCTGTTACAGAGCAGAACTGTCCGTTTTTAGGAGAAATAGGAACCTTGGCTTGTTTGCCGTCACGTTCCTCAAATCTCCACAGGATAAAGGGTAGACTCTGGAATTCGAGAGGTAGGTTCTGAGGTTGAATTTTCGGTGCATCCATGCGTGTATCCTTTTCTGGTACGGTACTCTTCCCATGAGCATGATTTAAAGATCTGTCTACGGTTAACCCATCGTGCAAAGTGCCTCTGATATGGATCTGATTTATCAAAAGGCATTACAAAAGGATCACATCCGATTTGACGGAGCATCATGACACGATGCATATCTTCTTCTTCTGTGGAGTCATATCCAATCAGAACAAAAAATTGCATCTGCCAAGGTTTTATTCCTGCATCCAAGACACGTTTGATACCTCGCATGATAACCTTCTCATCCTCTATTTGGTCCCATGCAAAAGTGACTTGGGATTTTGTGTTTTTAATATTTTTGAATTTTACAGAGGCAAGTGCTTCTGCCTGTTTTTTGGAAATGATTCGGATGTTGAGACCTTGTGAGAAGCATACTTTCAATTGGTGACGGTTGATGTCATGAATGCATTGCTCCCATTCAGGATTCCCAAAAAAGTCATTATCTAAAAGGACGAGGAAGTTGGAGCCACGTTGGGTCCAGATGTCTTCAATCGATGAGTTGAAATATGGTGATCCTTCCTTTTTAGGCACCACACAGAATCCACATTTGAATCGACATCCTCGTTGTGAAAATCCAATGGAATGAGGATATCCATAAATAGAGTAATCAGGAGTTTCATTTTCTATTTCAGAAGGAAGGGAGATCGACATGTCAACTCCTGTTCCTCCAATGATCATGTCATCACGGAGTGCAGAGCCATCTGAAAATTTAAATATTTTGGATGCATACACCTTGTCATAGGTTTCATGCAGAAGAGGTAGATACATATCCACATGGTGACCTTGTTTCTTGTGCCACTGTGAGATCTTCATCAATGCCAGATTCGGAATAGTAGAATCGACATCGAAAATTCCAATGTTCATGTAAGTTCTTCAATCAGTTTCTCATGAAACATGTTAAGTGCAGCCATTGCTTCATGAGATCCTCCCTTATCAGGGTGCCATTTCTTAGAAAGTTCCAGGTAGATTTTGCGGATTTTGCGTGACTGGAGATCGTCCTCGAACTCGTGACGGAACTCGTCAAATGGACCACCCAGTTGTTTCCGTCTCGATTCTTCTAGTTCGGAACGTAACCACCCATCGATGTTGTCTTTGTCCAGCAACCATTCAATGTAACTGAGAGGCACCTGATCGATGGGTGTGCCCTTGTGTTTGCCAAAGGGCATGTTTCGGAAGATCATGAAACTTGATTAGACGTTTTCTTTTTCAGGATTTTTTCTGAGTAATCCAAGGATTGATTTTGTGCTTTGATCACGTCTTTTTTGTTCTTGATCTCTAGCCCATTTGGATGCAGCAAGAAATAATGCATCCACTAATGTCTTGTTTTGTGCAAATCGATTAGCAATCTCTTCTGACCACCATTCACGGTTTTGTGATTCATGCAGATCAGCAAGTAATGCTTCATAGATGTATTCTGTGACCATCTCAAAATCTGCCTGTCCTGGGTTTCCACAGTTGGGGCAATAGATGTCACCACAAAGGCATGGTCCTGTCATATTTTCCTTTCATATGAGACTGAGCCAAACACCGTAGGAGTAAAATAATGAAGGAAACCTCCGTATTGGTTAGGTTCTACAAAAAAAGGGAGACTATGGATAATCTCCCAGAGGAGAGGAAACCTATGATTTGGCATCAGTCTCTTGAAGTTCGTCATATTCTGCACTGGTGAGTGCTTCTTCATCTTCAACACATAATTCACACGAGATTCTTCCGTCACGGTCCTTCCAATCCAGTTCTTCTTTAGCATTGAAGTAACGGTCACAATCATGACATCTCAACCAACTCATAATTCCGTTTAAGCCTTAGAAGGAATTTTCGTAGAATTTGACATATTTATTCCCTCGTACTTTTCTTCTTGGTGTTCTTTTCTTTTTCCTTTTTTCTCCAAACCTAAGAACCCTGTGCCCCCATTGATCACCATGTCTAATGGAATAAAGACACTCTGGTGATACTTCTAAGTATTGAGCTTCTAGTTCAAGAAGAGTCATAAGCTAAAGCTTAACTTCCGATTTTAAAAACGAGCTAAGGCTTAGGTCGGTAATTAATTCAACTTCTCCCAATTCCACTCCTTCTTTTTATTTCGGGTCACTAAATAGAAACAGAACATCCAGTATTGCTCTGCACAGGTGTAAAGCTTGGTCCGTGCATTAGGTCGCATGAATCCTTTCGTCTCATGAAACTGAGGTTCTCCATCAGAACTGATGACAAAAAAGTCAGGGTTGTAGCCTGTGGCATCTCCCATTCGGAGACGAATTGGTTCATAGGACCAGTATTGGATCTGACCTTGTTTGTATAATGTTTCTAGAAAGGCTGCATAGTCTCTTTCCAAACCTGATTTGAATTTAGGGTCAGGCTTTGACTTGGCTCTGACCCTTGGTTTTGGATTAGTCAAAACGGAATACTGTCTTTGACTTTTTTATCCAAATCAGTCGGCTCCTCGACCTTCTCTTTCTGCTCCTGAATCGGAGGATTGCCTGCATCATCCAGTTTCATGTATTTCTGGATTCGGGCTTGCTTCCCATAAGAATCCGTCTCTTCATGAATGATGAGAACACGCACCTTCTTGTGAAGAAGTTGGTCTGTATCTTCAATTGGATCGGCCCATCCCATGGCAGCAGCCATTCGAGCAATGGTTCTTTCTGCAATCTCACGAGTGGAGGTTTTGTCATGCCACAGATTCAGACGGTCTGTGATCTTCCATCCGTGGGTTGCAGTTCCAGGTGCATCAATCTCGAACTTACATTCGAGGTATCCCTTTTGAACCATATTCCCTTCCTGATCTCTGTATGATCCTCCAGATTTTGTATCCTTCTTTTCACACGAGAACATGGTCGCAACATATTCTCCTGGTGCGATGATTTCAGATCCCTCTTGGGGTTTGATTGAGATTCCTAACTTCATGCTGTTTCCTTTCCGTTGATAGCATTGATTAAGTGGTCATATCCCATGTGTAATTCTTCAGGAATGGAGAATCGACACTTGGCAACAAAGGCAGGTTTCCCTTGGGTGTGAAGAATCCTTTGACCACCATGTGCGGTGGTGGTCTTGGTGAATCCTTGTTTCTTCTCATCAAGAAACACTTTCATGTCTGCATAGAGGACCATATCGGCCCATTCGACAATCAGTTCGGATGCTTTATCACGGCACTTGAGAGTGTGCCTGTTGTAGGTTCCATACATCGGATCACTGACCTGACCTTGTTTGGTGTGAGCCAGCAAAATAATGTTCATGCCTTTGTGGTTTTTAAGAAACTCACAGGCATCAAGGAATTCTTTCCAGTGGTCTAAGGCTCTGGAGTAACCTCGTCCATAATCAGGATCTCCAATGTTTTGGATTCCCATCTTCTCACAGACATGGTCATGGATTTTAATTTCCAACCAATCAACAGTGTCAATGATCAGAGATTCAAATTTGTGTTCATCACCCCAGAGGAGACGGAGTGCATCCATGGTCTCCTCAAAGTTCTTAGGTCTCAGATCAAAGTGGGGTACATCAATGTTGGTGAGTGAACCTTCAAAATCAAAAAATAAAGGTCCAGGAAACTGGGCACCAAGGGTTGACTTTCCAATACCAGGAGGTCCATGAACTGCGACCTTCATCCCTTGATCAGGATTGATTCCTGACTGGATATCATCGAATGTTATGCTCATTGTGCATCTCGTTTTTGATTTCAATTGCAACCTGACGAATGTCTTCGTCAGCATCCCTGTCTTCAAGGAATATTTGTTTCAAAGTGATTCCTCGCTTATTCAGTCTCTTGAAAAAATTCTCAAAGATCCGTTGCCTTTCAGCATCACGGTTCCTTTTATCCCTCGATTTTTTCAGGATCTGAACGACATCATGACTTTCTATCATCATGAGGTTTCTCCTTATTAAAACGTGATGCTGCAGCCAGTCTCTGCTCACGTTCTGTTTTCATCGACTGGATCAACTCGTGTTTCTCTAGTCCTGGTCCCACCATCTTGAAGAACTTCTCAAAATTCGCATTTATCCTTCTCAGTTGGTGGAGCATTTCCATTTCCGTTAATTGATCTGACATACTCTGCAATCCTAAGTAGTGGTATCACTGCACAATGAGGAACAATTCCGTTCCCTAACGATTTCAGTTTTGAGACTCGTTCTGACTCTTTTGATGAGACTCTTGGGATGTAGGGTTCTTGCGACCACCAATTGGCTCCACATCCAACCAGCTTTCGGGCAGTCCCATGAGCCAAGAGACCCATCTGGGATTCAGTTGCCCTTTTCCCTCTTCCGTCCCTCTGAATGGGTTGTCTGATCCTCCCCACTCGTCCAGTCTTCCTGAGTTGTGTCCCTGCAGAGCATTTGGAGTCGGGAATTTTTCTGTTGTTTGATGAACCACTGCATTCAGAGGAAGAGAGTTCCTTCTGAACTGGGATGGACCTCCGTTGTTCTTTGCATCCTGAACTGTTGGAGTCGGGAAATGTGCTACTGCATCCTTCAGTTTCACTCCCCATCGGACTCCGTCCTTGTTGACCCTGCTGAATGTTCCATTCTTGAGTTCCACATTCTTCGGAATTCCACCCTCTGTGTCTGAGGCTCTGGGAGTCGGGAACATCGTTGCGACTTGGGTTCCCAGTGTGTAAAAGCCTTTCGGATGGAGTCTCTTTGCTTCCTTCTGAAGTGCTTCTACTGACGCGGATATTGATGGATTTGCTGTTGGAGTTGCCCACTTCTGTGGGTGTGTCTCCACAAATTCCTCTGGTGTAGGAGTCCTGCCTTTCCGAAAATTCTGACTTCGTTTTGCTATCGTTGCTCTTGGTGTCCCTAACCACAGTGGGGAAGCAGATGCACCACCACCTATTGCGGAGATGACATGCTCCCATTTGCTCTGCTGATATAATTTGCGATTCAATATGAGGGTATCTTTCGGCCAACTCTCCATATACAACTCTTGCCCAATCTCCTCCGTCTCCAGTAAGGATTGCTGGCACGTTCTCCAACAGGAGGATGGGTCTAGTTCCGCAAGAGGCATGGATCTCATCGGAGATGCGGAGAATTTCAAAGAATAATCCTGAACGGTCTGCATGAATTCCTGCTTGCCGTCCTGCATGTGAGAGGTCTTGGCATGGTCAAGGGAACCCTGCGGTGATGAGGTCGATTCCTCTTCCGCAGGGTTCCAGAAACTCAGTTGGGTTGAATTGTTTGACATCGTCTAAAACAGGTATTCCATGAAAGTTCTTGTTGAGAACACGTCTGCAGAATTCTTCAATCTCACAAAAAGCAACGGTTTGAAATAGATCCTTCTTGAGAACCTCGTTTGCCATCAAACAGGCAAGAGCAAATCCTCCAATTCCTGAGAACAGGTCCAGTGTGAAAATCATTCATCAAACTCGTCCCATTCCTTTTCTTCACGGTCTGTTTCGTCTGAACCTCTGTAATCAAGGTCGCAATAATCAGGACCAATATTCATGTCCCAGTTCGTCCGTTCGTTTGGATATGTTGGATTCGTCATAGTCTTTTTGTGGGATAGTGATTAGATCCTCAACAGAAGCAGTTTTGAGGATTTTGATGGTTCCTCCTCGTGCTAAATACTGATCCACCTCATTCTGAAAGTGGCTTTTCACACTAGGGGGTCTCGTGGGGGTCTCAGTTACTTCAACAGGTGATTTTCGGTAGGAAGATCCAAACCTGATGGTGTGTTGATCAGGTTTGAAATGCTCCTTGGGAGTATCACGTCTCCACTTAACTCTGCATGGGTTCCCACAGAACCGTTGATGATTCTGGAATCGGAAGGTCCGTTTACCACAGGTAATGCAGTTGAAGAAACGGTGGGCAAAGAGGAGATCCATTTCCTTTTCCACAAACTTAGGAGTCTCGTCCAGAGCCTTTGCCCATCCGTAATACCATGCCTTACGGTTACCAGTGGTCATGAAAGGTTTGAGCAAAAAGGCAGAGATCAACTTTCTGTTGAAATGAGATCTCTTTGACATGACCGTGGTGGTCAGTCCCTTTTCAACCATAATTCGCCTTACAAAGGAGTCGTGGTGATCGACTCTCTGGCCTTTAACAAGTCCTTTTCCGTCCATAGAAAAGTATTTCTTGATCTAAATGTTGGAGTGATTTTTTGATTTCGGACCCTCCTCCTGAGTTGGTCCACCGTCAGTCCCAGAAACTGTGCTGCGGATTTTGTATCAAAAAGTTCTTGCATGTTGATCCCTTGTCTCATATATACTGTAATACTGTATTACAGATTGTCATACAGACAATGTAAGATGTACTGTAGTACAGATTGAAATTAAATGTCAACAATATATTTTCAGAAAGGTTGTTATGCCACAGACGAGTCCAATCCTTGAGCATGGGAAATCTACAATCACTAAAACAACAGCAACTTCAATCGGAAGAATAGGAATTCCTAACAAAGCTGGGATTGATATAAGGGCATACTATATGCTCTTGCGTGGAAACCTCGCATCAGGAATTTCTAGGGGGAGGGCTAATTGACTCATAAAATTTACAGACGATTGGCAAAGAAATCTAAAGGAAGGTCACATTTGTTTAAGCACCCACCTCCAACCA